TGGGCTCCTGGTGAAGAGAACGGTTGCTTCCAGGTCCTGATGGATCACCTCGACGCTGCCAAACTCGCAGCGACTGCGCAAGGCGATACGCTTGAATGCATCGGAGTCTTCTACATCGGAGGTGAGGGCGATTCGATGTATGAGCCGTGGTCTCTTGCATACCAAGACAACCTCTCGGCCCTGAAGACGCGCGTGAGGCAGGAAATCAAGGATCGTGGCTTCTGGTCAGATGACGCCGCAAAGATCCCCTGGATTCATCCGAAGATCACAACTACACCATGGACTTACGCTTCGACGATCAACGCTGCGATTGTCGCTGAAGCCGCTGGCGATGAATACATGGATGTGGTTGAGACTGATGATCTCACAAAGATCTCAGGCGATACTGCCCATTACAGCGGACTCGGGCTCACAATACTCGAGATGCGCCTGTATGACGCATGGAAGCCGTTCTATGATGGTGAGCGTAAGACAGCACTCGCTGCACCTACAGTCGTCGCGACAGAAGCGCACATCAATGAACTGCGCAGGAAGGTTCAGGACTTTTACAACGCACGAACTGGCGCGATTCTGACGACTGAACAGCAAGCATTCACCGACACTGAGCTTGGAGAGATTTTTGACTCCGCTGTCGCAGAGGCGACAGATGGCGAAGCAACTGCGGCGACGATCAATCCATTCCAGAAGTCGCTTGCAATGCTACTTGCAAGGGCTGATGCAATGCTTCAGGTGGCTCAGGATGAGGCGAGAAGAATCAAGTGGCAGACTGGTAATGAGGTTCAGGATCCTAGCCAGGTCGCACCGAATCTCGTCAAAGTTGCCGAATCTCTCCAGAAGAGATACCAGCAGGCACGCGAGCGAAAGTTCAAGGAAGAACAAGTTGGCATCACGAATCGGCCTACTGGCGGGACGCTGAAGTTCAACGACACAGTCAAGGGTCACTACGAGCGCAACTTCAACAACGCGACCGTCAACCGTAACAAGTCACGCGATCACTGATGGCCAGCTACAGAAGGCACCACCACGTAATCATCCAGGATACCGCTGACCTGGAGAGTGATCGTCTACGACGTGACATGTTCGATGGGAATGAGGATGCGACTCGCATTCACATGTTCTCGACGAGTGGCACGATCGATCCATTCACAGAAGAGGTGACGTTCCATACGGCTCACTCGTGGTTGAATGTATCAGGTATCGTTGGCACAATCCATGAGAAAGACGAACTTCTTGGTTCAGCAGGCGGCAGAATCAAGATGGGCGACACGACTGTGCTCTACCACTACGACAGCGTGAGTGGCGCATACCTCGCCAACCAACTGAGAGAGATTGAGATCGCGATTCCTGGCGTGAGTGGAACCTACCTCGTGACCGCAACCAAGATCGGAACCGTCGGCGGAAGGCCAGTGTTCCTGAAGGTTGCATTGACGCTGGATTCAAATGGGACGTTCTAGTAAAACCTTTGGCTTCAGGAACCTGAATGGCGCTGCCTTTCAGGTTGAGATCATCTCAGGCGCTGAGGGCAACTACATCCCTAACCTTGATGCAGTCGATCGAGTCGCAGAGCTTGCGATCAAGTCGATGAACAAGCATGGCAAGAGGGCTGAGAAGATCGCGAAGAACCCTCAGCACTCGCCTCACAAGCAGGGATGGCTAGTTCGATCGATCAAATGGATGAAGGCGAGCCAAGGCAAGAAGGTAGGTCGCGTCATCACTGGCTACCTCGAGGTTGGCGTTCCATACGGCAGGCGTCTTGAGTTCGAGCATGAAACGAAGTCGAGATACCTCCAGAGGGCACTCGATCAGGTCTTCCCTGAGTTTGTTGCCGAGATGAGCAAGAAGAACGTTCTCGGCGCTGCGTTGTTCGGAAGAACGCGCCAGCAGTCAGTTGACGGTGTGCAGGGAGGCTTCTTCAGTGGCTGATAGACTTGCCGAGTATGCATCGAAGAGCCTCACACGCTTCATCGAAACAGCAGTCGGTGTGAATGATTCTTACATCATCACGCCTGATTTTGATTGGGACAAGCGTCCTGACCCTCAGAACCCGATCAACTCACAGGTCACCAGAGCGTTGCCGTATGCAGGCGTTCAGGTGATTGTTGAGAGCGACGTCCCATTCACGGTGTCATCGAACATCCTGTATGAGAAGTCGCTGCTTCATCACGTGTGGCTCTGCGGCTCAACATTTAGTGAGCGAGGTAGGCTTACGTCGGACCTCCGGCAGGCACTGAGGGGTGCCGTCTCGCTTACGAGCGGCGTTGGAATCACCCTCTACAACTTCGCATCGCCCAGTGGCAGCTACTACGCGACTGGGGGCACTCTCCAGGTTGAGCTGGGTGATTCACAGCTATTCGATGCGGATAGTCAAGCTGAGGAAGGGAACCGTAAGTTCCGCTCCGTCACGCCAGTTACGCTGACTGCATTCAAGGACATCACTGCAACGCTGTTGGAGAACAAGGGGCGCATTAGTCTCACTGATCTCTAGTCGCGTTGTATATCGATTGGCATACCACAGACCTGAGCAAGGATAGGTGAACAAACATGGCAGCTAGACCGCCCAATGGACCTGAAGGTTTCATCACAACCTTCAAGGACCTCGGCTCAATGATTGCGATCTATGATGAGATCGACAATGGCAACGTAGGCATTCAGACCAAGCTCGTCGCTGCTGTTGAACAGCAAGACTACGACTTTGGCACGGTGAAGGCTCTCTCAACCTTCATCAACAACATGGTGTCGGCGTCGAACAACCTCGACACCGCGAGAACGAATCTGGTCAGTGCAGTCAACAACTACCTGACGGTGGTTGCTGCTGTCGACCTGAATTCGACGGCCACGACTGCATCGGGCGTCCTCGCTGACTTGATCAGCACGATGCAAGGTGCGACCGCTGGTGCGAGCCCGCCTTCTGGTGTGCGCGTTCTCCTGAGTGGAAACTTCTACAACTACGTCTGGGACGAATACGGGATCGTCATGCCGCACACTTCGGGCGCGGTGATTCTGTCACAGTCTGAATCGATGTCGTTGATTTCCGGCACGCTGCCAGCAACGCAGCGTCAGATTTCCGAAACATACGCGGATTGATCCAATAGGAGCTGAGCATGGCAGGTATTCATGGAAAGAACGCGTCAATCCGCGTAAGCACATCGCAGACCCTCATCTCGGGTGTTGCGATGACGGGCACGAACGGAAGCTACTTCCAGGTAGTTTCCGGAAGCAGGGACTGGCTCTACGATCGAGAGCGCACGCTCATCCAGTTCAGGAACGGAACTCCTCAGGGTTCTATCGCAAACATCGACACGAGCATCAACACGCAGACGCGCCTCATCAACTATGCTGGTGGCGCGATTCACTTGGGTCAGTATCCGCTTGTTCACTCAGGCGTTTACGCGATGGCTCTGTCGATGCAACTGTCGCAGATTGCCAACCTTGTCGGTGATGCCAGAAGCTTCACTGTCTCGGTCAGCAACGACACAGTTGACTCAACGGTCATCGGTGACTCTTGGAAGTCGTTCGAAGACGGTCTGTCAGGGTTCGAAGGAACACTCGACGGTCTGGTGATCGACGAGTTCTGGTTCAAGCGAGCAGTCTCGACTCTGTCTGGTCTGCTGCCTAGGACGGTGGCGCGGTTCCAGATCGATCCGAAGGATGCTTCGTCCTACTACCAGGGCACGGTGATCTTCCCGTCGTTCGAACTCAGCGGTGGTTTCGATGCGATCGTTGAATACAGCGTGCCCTTCCAAGGTCGTGGTCCTCTCGACCTGATCGATGGTGGCGTGCCGTTCTTCAAGGTTCACGAAACCTCGTGATGCGAGCAGGAGGCTGAGATGGCAGGTATTCATGGAAAGAACGCTTCGCTCAGGATCAGCACGAGCGAAACAGTTCTATCAGGCGTGTTCGCCTGCCTTCTCAGCCCCACGAGCTTCATCGCGCAAGTCCCTCAAGGGCAGCGCGATTGGCTCTATGATGTGGATCGAACGTTCATCAGAAGTAATGACGCTTCGGGAGGCGCAGGTGATGAGGCAGATCCTGATCTAGTATCAATCAATCTCAATACGAAGAATCGCCTGATCAACTACGCCGCTGGCGCAGTTCACATCAAGAGCGTTCCGGAACTTTCACAGCTTCAGTCAGGCGTCTTCATCCAAGCTGTGTCGATGTCGCTGACGACTGTCGCATCGCTTGTTGGAGATGCGAGAAATTTCACAGTCATGGTCGGCAACGATACTGTCGACTCGACGGTCATCGGCGACTCTTGGAAGCAGTTCGAAGATGGACTCACTGGGTTCGAAGGAACCATTGATGGTCTGGTGATCGATGAGTTCTGGTTCAAGCGAGCTGTCTCAACGCTATCAGGCTTGCTTCCGAGAACCGTGCTGCGAATGCAGATCGATCCGAAGAGAGCAGACTCTTATTATCAAGGCACGGTGATCTTCCCGTCGTTCGAAATGACTGGTGGATTCGATGCGTTGGTCGAATACAGCGTGCCCTTCCAGGGTCGCGGTCCTTTGGACGCAATCGTTCAAGGTCTCCCGTTCTTTAAGACGGACGAGATTGCTTGATGTAGCGAGATAGTTTCGCTTCATCCAGAGTGTATCAGGTATTCGACTACTATGACGAAGCTGCTGAAGAAGTCTGATATCTTTGCTCGGAAGAGCCTCGAACCGCGATCGATCTACGTTGCTGACTGGGGTGGCGATGTTCGCTACAAGCCGATGTCGATGACTGAGCGTCGCGAGGTTCGCAAGCGCAGTTCCGAGATTCGCCCCGACCCGATCACTGGTGAGCAAACAGTGTCAATCGACACTGAGCGACTCGAGATCTACACGGTGGTCACCTGTGTTCTCGATCCGACCGACAATAAGAAGCTGATGTTCGGCCCTGATGACATTCCTGTTCTTGAAGAACAGATGGCTTCTGGCGGTATCAGCACTGTGGCTCAAGCGATTCTTCGCGATAGCGGAATGGCCGGTAACGCCGCCTTTCGACGCGAAGAGACTCCTGAGGGCTGATAAAGAGCTCTACATCATCATGCAGATTGCAGCAGAGAAAAACTGCTGGCTTTCTGATCTTGATGATGTGCCTCTCGAAGAGCTGAACCTCTGGATCGCGTATTACGATCTTGAGCAAGAACGACACAAGAAGCTGCAAAAGCAGCATGAGTCAGAGGGTAGGCGAGGTCGCTAGGTTCCTGATCACTTGTATGTGATCATACCGAGCGACTATGGCAACTAGCTTCTTCGTCGTCATGCGGATGACTGAGCAAATCAGTCGTCCGCTCCGCAGGATGGCGGATGCAGCGAACGTCATGGGCGGCGCTGCTGGTCGCCTGTCCAACGAGTTCGCCGCCCTCAACGGCATCTTCGTTGGCTTTGCAGCGACAGTCGTAACCGCAACTGGCGCGACTGTCGTCAGCGCCACCAAGCTCGAGGACGCCCTGGCTCGCTTGGAGACTGTGACTTCTTCGACTACGAAGACGATGGACACAGCACTGTTGGATGCGACCGATTCAGCAAGACGATTCAGCACCCAATACACTGCCAGCATCACAGAGTTTCTTGACGCGCAGTTCGAAATCGGAACTGCTGGTATTCCTGTCAAAGAACAGATTGAGGCGACTTCATCAGCATTTTTGCTGGCGAAGGCTACAGTTGGCGACTTCACAAACGCCGCTCAGCTTCTCGGTAGCTTCCTCAACACGTTCGGCAAGACGGCAGAGTTCAACTATCTGAACCCTGCTGAAAAGATGGAAGCGATCACTGACAGATTGTCAGTGGCAGTGCAGAAGTTCCAGGTGACTTTGCCAGTCTTGGCTGAGTCGTTCAAGTTCATCACCGGCCCAGCGTCGACACTGAACTTGAATTATGCTGAAATGAACGCTGCACTTGGTTTGCTGAATACCGCTGGCTTCCGTGGCACGTTGGCAGGCACGGCTCTGTCGAACATGTTCAACAAGCTGGATCGAGCAGTCGACAAGCTGAATCTCGATCCAACGAAGTTCACCGACTTGAATGGTGAACTCACGAGTCTTGCAGCCTTCTTGGATGAAGTTAACCGCGCGCTCGGTGACAAGACTTCACTCGAACAGCAGAACATTCTCGTTGACGTGTTTGACATCAGAGCTGGCCGCGTGATCAAGACGTTGCTCGGTAACGTTGATGCACTCAAGCGATTCAGCTCAGAGCTTGACGTTTCGTCCGGTGCGACGAAGCGTATGGCTGACATCATCGAGAACACGGCGTCAGCGAAGTTCACAAAGCTCGTTCATACCATCAGCGCCACCGCGATGATTCTGGGACAGAATCTCCTTCCGCTGATTGGGTGGGTAAGTGAGAAGCTAACATTCCTCATCGACGTCATCGGCCGGTGGATGACAAGGAATGGCACTGTCATCGCGACGATTCTTTCAGTGTCTGCCGCGCTACTCGGACTCGGCACAGCAGTCGCTGCGACATACTTTATCATCTCGAGGATCTCTACAGGTCTGACAGCTCTGATCGCGGGATCTGAGACACTCACAAGAATCGTCCGTCCGCTTGTTGTGGTGTACGGCTTCCTTTCAAATGTCTTCCGTGCGATCGCAGTGTCAGTGGTTCTCTTCACGAGGTTGCTGTATGCTGCGATCCTAAGAATGGTGACGGCGACAACCGTCACGATACTCTTTGCATCATCGCTCGTGGCGCTGATGTCCGCCTTCACAGTCGTCGGTGTGGTCGGCTTGCTTGCGTTTGGCCTCTACAAGCTCGTAGAGTCGATCGCTGCCACTGAAGTCGAGTTCGCGAAGAGTCGCGAAGAACTCGACATGATGAACCGCTCTTATGGCAGCACGCTCGAGATGACTGCCAGGGTCGCTAATGAGGTGAACAAGCTCGGCAAGACACTTCGCGACAACGTCAACATTCCTCTCCTGCCTGACATGAAGCTTGGTGAGCTTCCTTTCGCTGAGGACGCTACGCGAATGATGCGTGAGAATCCCGCGATGAATCGCGTCGATGCAATCTCCAAGGCGATGGAGGAAGCTGGCGGGATGAGCGGAGTCGTTCGACAGATCGCGCGCGTTCTTGGAGAAGGCGAGCGGGCGACACTTGATTTCATCAACTCGATCATCGAAATCAAGACTGCGACTGACGTCACATTCGCTGCGCTTAATCCGCTGGATCAGATCTTCAAGGCGTTGGAAGGAAAGATTCATGGGATCGAGATGGCGATCCATGCACTCAGCGGCGGCAACGAAGCTGGAGCTGAGTCAATCAAGGTTCTGACTCACAACTTCAATCTGTTGAATCGAGAGATGACAGATATGAGTCGTGCGAAGTTGTTGGGACAGTCGTTCGAAGCTATCACTGCCAACATCGACAATCTGAGAGGAAGTTCAAGTCAGGCGATCAAGGACCTTGTCAAGTTCTTCGATCAAGCTGCGGCGCTCGGCGAGCGATCAGGCGAGTTCAAGTTTGCTGAAATCTTCGACGGTCAAGAGATGGGGTGGTTCTCTGATGGCTTGGTAGAGCTGAACGCTAACTCTGAGTCGTTCCGGAAGATCGCAAGCACTTGGGGATTCCCGATCGATTCTGCGAAGGATGGTGTCGAGCAGCTTGTATCTGAAATCTCATCGCTAGCCGCTGGCGCTGCGAAGCTCGATGCGTCTCTGATCGGCATGAAGACGTCGATCCGTCAGGTTGAGACGATCACCAAGAGTATCGGAACTCAGTTCAAGCTCGCTGAGTTTGGAACAGGCGACTTCATCAGAGCGCAAGAAAATGCTGCGAAGAAGCTCGCTGAGTCGGAAGCCGGTTTGCAGAGAATCAGCATCGCAGCAGACTTCCTTCGCAAGTCAATCGAGTCGATCGAATCAGTTGAGAATAATCCGCTCATCAACGAAGAGAAGTTCAAAGAGGCGAAAAAGTTCCTCGAAGACCTTCAAGAGATCGAATTCCAAGCCCGAGTTCAGATCAACGACGCGCAAGTCGCGACCGAAGCGAACAAGATCAAAGCTCTGATTGAGAAGATCAACGGTTCGTTCTTGTCGAAGCAGACACAGGACGACCTGAAGACATTGACTGAATCATTCGGCCAGGTCGTGAACAAGGCTCTGAGCGGCGAGGTCAAGGGCCAAGCTGTCTTCAAGAACCTTCGCACTGCGTTCCAGACACAGTTCATCGCTGCGATCCAAGACGACATGTCGCAGCTTCTGGCCAATGCCTTCACCGAAGACTTCCGCAAGGCGGTCGACAGTGCTCGTGGCGTCATCCAAGACGCTGGCCTTGGTGGCACGTTGTTCGAAGGAATCGAGTCAGGCGACATCTTCGGCCAGATTCTCAAGCGCGCCGAAGAAGTGTCGCCAAAGCTGAAGAAGCTTCTGGATGGAGTCTTCAACAGCGGCGACGGCGACAAGCTGGCGGAGACGTTTGAGAAGACTCTCATCGAGAGCACCGTTGCGCTCACCACTGCTGGCGCTGAGACTGCATCATACCTTCAGGTTCTGCAGAGCGTTCTGCAAGAGGGCCCTGGCAAGAACATCGCGCAGATCGACCAGCAGATCGAGAACGTTACGCGCCTGCTCAAGGACGCTGGAACGTTTGGCGGCAACGATGCAGTGCGCCCGTTCGAGGAGATCCTCACGGCCCTTCTCACTGCGAGAAAGCAGTTCGAAGGCAACACTGGTGCAACTGCCGCCCAGGAGCTGCGCGGCGCGACTCTCGCAGCCACAGGGGCCATCAACCAAAGCCTCACACTGCTGGCCGAGGTTATTGCGCGGCTCGACCCGGCGGGCAAGAGCTTCGCTGAGGCGCTGCGCCAATCGTTCAGCGATGGTGTTCAGAACATCAAGATTGGCGACTTTGCATCGCAGTTGAAGGAACAGATCGAGAGCGGAATGATTGCTGGCGAGGACAGCCTCAGCAGCACAGCATCGCTCCTCATGGATCTGATCAAGAGCACATCGGCACTCGGTGATCAAGTAGGCGTCAAGGGTCTCCAAGATGCACTGCAAGTCGCCTTGGAGAAACTCAATGACCCTGCTAGTTTTTCTGAGATGCTTACGGCTGCTGACCTATCCGCACAGAAGATCAGCAGTGCGGGTGACGGAATCAAGAACGCGGCGGGTGGCATCGGAGCTGCGCTCGATGGTGCGAAGGCCGCTCTGGGCACTGACCTTATCAACAATGCTGCTGAAGTCCTCAAGCCGCAGAAACTTGTCGATGAGACTTCGATCGCTGCCGTGCAGCAGATGGCCAGTGGCTTTGAGACTCTGAGGCAATCGATCGTTGAAACCGCTGCATCGATCGTCGCGCCAATCACTGCCGCGTCCAACGAGCTGAGATCAGCGGCGACTGCGTTCGCCGAGTCGGTGTCGTCAATCGTTCCTGCCGCGAACACGTTCAAGACCATCATCAGCGAGGCGATCGAGAAGTTCACCAAGTCGGAGCTTCCTGAGAATCTTGCTGCGCTGATTGAAAACTTCGGCGTGAGCAGCAGAGGCGACACGAGCATCAACATCAAGACTGAGGGCGGCGAACTCAACGTATCAGTTGAAAGCACTGGCAGTGCCACGGGGACACTTGATGATCAAGATGTGCGAGCTATCCTGCGCGACACTAGAGTTGAACTGATGCGCGATGTTGACGAGAAGATCAATCGGCTTGAAAATGAGTTGAGAAGAAGATGATCCAAGTCATTTTCACCAATGGGACGCAGAGTCTCGAACTGAAGTTCGTCAGATCACTCGAGTGGTCCTCGACTATCTCTGATGAATCGCTCGTCAACACGACGACGCGGGTCGGTCAGCGCCGCCGCGAGGTTACGATCCGCGGCTTCATCAACAAGTCGATGTTCAACGAGAACATCGCAGCGCAGCAGCAGCTCGAAACATCGCTGATGAGCGTCGGCGTCGGCGCACTTCAGATCACCGGCGCAAGCAGCATCACAGTCCTACGGTTCCAAAGCCTCGAGGTCTCTGAGTTCCGCGGCAATCCGCTTGCCGAGTTCGTGATCAAGTTCTCGACTGAAGAGGACAATGTTCACTCGCATGCGCCAGTCAGGATTGGGTCACTCACACTGTCATCATCCACTGGCTATGACTACGTCAGAGTTGATGATTCGATCAGAGCCCAGGGCACTGACGAGCAGATCGTCAACAACAAGACTAGATCGTTCACGATCACCGGCAACTTCATCGGCAGCACGCTCAACGCAATCAACATCGCACAAGCGAACCTCGTAGCTGAGATTGAGAACAAGACGACACTGGTCATCGAGCTTTCAACATCTGATGGCGCGTTCGCAGGGCTTTACACCGTCAGACCCGGCAAGCTCGAGTTCGGGTCGCCCAAGTCTACTGAATTCGGCGTTGCTCGCTCGTTCAAGTTCGAGTGCGCAACGCACGACGACTACTCGAAGGAGCCCTACACTCTCGGTGAGGTGGCGCAATCGTTCGCTGGCATCACGCTCGATGTCGTGGAGAATGTCGACCACAACCGAGAGAACGAGCGAATCAACTCCGCCGCCGTCTACGGCACGATTACTGAAGAGCTTACGGTCAGCGGCAAGAAGTTCTTCTCTGGATGGTCAACCTACACTGCATTCCGCGATCTGTTCCGTCCGATTCCGACAAACACATACTTCTTCACGAGCGCAAGCGGAATCAACCTTGAGTTGGTCGATGTTCAGGTCGGCAAGTTCGAGCGTGACGGGAATGACCTGACTGGCAACAAGCGGTATGCGACCTCGATCACACTGACCTTCCGTTGGAAGAAGGGTATCGAAGATCAGAGCATCGAAGCTGCCATTGAGCACTTTGGTGTTGCGTGGTATAACATCAAGAGTCTGAACTTCAACGCATCAGTTGACGCGTTTGGTAACGTAACGACCAGAAGCGCCAGCATCACCGGCGAGGTGATCGGAGACGATGGGCTGGCTATCGCCAAATCGAAAGTCGGCGCGAAGGTCAACTACGATGGCGTCCTCGTAGATCTCTACGTCACATCGGTGAATGCTAGCTCAGTTGAGATCAGAAGCCTCAACGGAGTCATCTTCCGAATCTATTCGGTGACGATGAACGCACAGCAGCTTGATACTGCTGGCCAAGCGGTTCACTTCATCAGAAGCTTGTTCAGGATGGATCGTGCCGGTGCGCAGTCCGGATCATCCTATCTGACCGATACCATTCAGTTTGAGAACGTCAACAACCTGAGCAAGTCGATTGCGAATCGCTGGAATGCTCAGTCGCAGAAGTTCACCGTCACAGGCATCACGCTGAATGTTTCAGGCGAAGTTTGGGAACAAGATCTGAACGGAGCGCCAGCGAATCCGAACAAGATGGTCGATCTTCTCAATAAGATCGACTCGTTGCTAACGGCTCAGGTGAGTGCGAACATCGCTCTAACCACGAATGGCGGCGAAACTCTGCCGAGTAACGCGACAGTCTATTACATGCTGAGCAGCTTCAGCGTTGGCGCGTGGGCACCGTTCATCAAGCAGAAGTCGACGAATGCTGGGGCTCGCTACTGGCAGCAGACTGTATCTATTGCTGCCACAGCGGTTTATGACCTCAACAACTCAGGTGGCGGAGACAATGAACCTGACACCGTTGAAACCAAGTCGGTCTCCTTCACCAAGGAATCACCGCGATACACTCAGCTTCAGGTGCTTGGGTTCGGAACCGTGTTCAAGAGGACTGGCACTGAGCCAGCGCGTGAGACTGTGACGTGGCAAGTCCAGTTCAAGGATAAGACGATCTATTCTCAGCTGAATGGAGGCGGAAGTCTGTATCTCGGAAGTAACAACGTCACGCGAGTGAACTTGCCGGGCTCAGCTGTTGAGGTTCGTGACGAGACTGAAAACAGAGGCCTGACGAACCGGCACACGGTCGAATACATGGCCACTGAAAAGATGACGTAAAATGGTTCATGATATCAGGTTTATCAATGAGCCGGATACGTTTACCCCGAACTCGTTCAAGAATGAGGCGGGCAACTACTACGCTGAAGAACTCGTAGTTGGTCCGAAGCCTAGCGTCAAGTTCAAGAGACTTGAGCAGGACAAGGACGTTGCCGACATCAACCTCTCAGTCCTCGGCAACATTGACGCCGGGCACAGCGTCACGTTCGGCAACCAGGGCGTCGAGGTTGAGATTCGCGAGTATGATGGTAGAGCGACCGGCGAACTCTATTCCATCAACTACGACTACAACACGGAAGAAGGTTGGATCTTCAACGGACTGGTAGACGGAGTCGTCTACCGATCTGAAGACCATCCTGAAACGTGGTCGGGGATGACCTACACGGAGATCTTCCAAGACCTCCTCAACGAACAGGTTCCGAATGCGAACTTCGCATTCAATGCAGGCGAATGGAATACCGCTACTGACAACGGTGCGGAAGACAAATACGCCGGTTCCTTCAGCTTCCGCAACACGCCGCTCACCCAGGCTATCGACCAGTTGGTCAAGCGCCAAGGGAACGTTCTCTGGTGGGTTCAGTGGGATGGGACGAAGTGGGCACTCAAGTTTCGCAAGCGCGATCTGACGCAGACTGATCAGCAGATTGCGAAGACGACTGGTCCAGCCGCAGCTCGCAACGTTGTCGGTCTTGAGCTGGAGGGCCCGTCCACCGATCTCCAGATCGCCGGTAAGGTGATCGATCAGGGCGCTGGTTGGAAATATCAGGTCGGCGGTCCGATCTGGCAGCGTGGGATCACAGCTCCGCCCGGCGGTCCATTCCAGACTGAAGGCTCGCCTCCGCCGCCGATCAGATTCCAGCTCGCTCTGAGCGGAATCGACTCACTTGGTAGCATCGGCAGTTCGATCGAGACAGCCGCTCTGAATGCAGGCTATTCGTTCGAAGTCGCAACGAGGCTCTACAATGCGATCGGCTGGTCGAACCTCGTTGCAAAGCTCGGTGACCTCGCAGGTGATGATGAGCTCAACAACTTCTCACTCGCACAATCAGGCTTCCATGGCGTAGGCAGTCCTGACAATTCAGTTGAGCAGCTTGTCATCGAGATTGCTGCTCCGATGACGCCAGATGGCGGCGCTGCGACGCAGTGGGGCGCGAATCGAACTCCGCCTGCTGGGATCCCTGATCTCAACGCAACGTTCCCAACCAAGCCACTCAACAGAGATTCGAGCGCCAACCAGTCGCGTTGGAGAATCGATAAGAATCTTCTCACGCACCCGAACCAATCGTTCATCATTGAACATGCTGGTTCGCGTCCGCCTGAGGTGATCAGCACTGAATGGTTCGACGTTACGGTTGCCGCTGGGCAGACTGCTCATACTGAGTATCGCACCGCAAGAATGACCTTCTGTGGTGATCAGGAAGGCAGGCGATACAATGGTTCGGTGATTGCTAAGTGCTACATCAGTGAGCACAGCTACACGAATGCCGGGAAGAGTTGGAAGGCTGTCGCCACCATCCTGTTCTTCGAGCGCGAATACCGGCAGCTCACGGCAGGTTCGATCGATACGAACGCCGCGAAGATCATCTTCAAGACCAACAACTTTCAGCTCTACGGCGACTGGAGCGCCGAGGGCCGGAATACTGGCGCAGCGAATGATGCACCGCCAGGAAGTATCGTCAAGTGGGTGAACGATGGCGCTAAGTATCGCGGCTCTTCAGCTGCGAAGCCGCAAGTCCTCGTCTACGTCCCGCTCACGAAAGCATTCCAGACCTTCAGTAAGGTTGGCAGCACGCTGTTCGGTCAAGAGTTCGTGTTTCACGGAACTCTTACTCTCCCGATCCCGGTAGCGATCGAACCGCAGTCGAACACGACTGGCCCATACAGGATTGAACAGGGCGAGTATGAGGTTCATAACGTCCGCTTCAATGCCATCAGGCAAGACGGATACCCCGAGCCGCCATCGACTACTGATGGGCCGCGCGATGATTTCGATCGCATGCAGGAGCGTGCGAGCATTCTCCAGCGGCAAGTCGATCCCAGAAGAAACGTTTCAGGTCGCTACCAGATCTTCCCTGGTAACAGAGCCGAGGTTCAGCTTGGTGTGTTCACCAATGGCGGAACGATCGTCAAGATCCGCCACGATTACGTCCCATACTTCAGAACACAGTTCTGGCTCGAAGGCGATCCGGAGATCGATGAGCTTGAACAGAAGGCTCCGCAAGTAGACGTCGGTGAGCTGAAGACTCGAATCCAGATCGGCGATCAGAAGATCGCAGCGATCCAGAAGACGCTTGCTGAAGTCAGCTCGCTGCTTGTTGCAGATGAAAGAAGCTCAACGCTGAAGGCAACGCCAGGTCTGAAGGGTTCAGACATCGGGTCGATTGAGGCTGGCGTTGAGATCAAGGACGTAAACCTTGATCATGAGGACGTATCAGGAGCTAACGTTCCTGACATCAGTGCGCGCGGCTTCGGTGAGCGTGGGCCAGTCAGCCTGATGTATGCGAAGGGCGCTGACAGGTTCTTCAGCGACGGCGTCGTCATCGATAGCGTTCAGACAGCAGCGCATCTGACGAGACCGCAGAACTTCAGCTCAGCATTCGTCAAGATCATCGACAAGACTAGGCCGGTCGTCGGCGGTCAGATGCTCGGGTTCTCACACAACCTGTTCGATCTTGTCAAGACGCACGACACTGGCGGGTTCGAAGACGGTCCACGACACCGCGTCTGCTTCAACATCACCGACAGCGGCGGGCCGTCGTTCCTGAACAACTACGGCGGCGATCGGATCAACTTCCGTGATGCTGAGATTCAGCGATCTGGCTTGCCGCCAATCTCTGAGCGCACTGGCCAGCTGAGTTCTTACATCACGAATCCGCAGAGCTTCGTGACTCGTGTCGGTGGCGGCACGTCAGGTTCAGTCTGGAGCGTTCATCTCGGTGTCAGCCGTGAGACTCAGTTCGGTGCCGGTGCGCTTGAGCTTGTCGACGGTGCCATCATGGGCATCGGAAAGGAAGTCGGTCAGACGAATGACTACACGTTCGTTCTTGATCTTCGACTGAACTCAAGCAATCCTCGCAACTTTGCGAGAACGTTCAGCAAGACTCCTCCCACGATCGTTGGCACATACTTCGGGCCCGACCTTGGCGTTCCTGACAATGCTGGCGGCAAGAACGTCCTACTGCGTCACAGAACATATGAGGAATCGAACCCGAAGCTTCGCGCGCTTTGGGATCTGAGAACTGTCCAGACTGGTGGCGAGCAGCGACATGAACAGAAGCTCACACTCGGTGAAGCGGTCGAGCAGCAGGTCATCCTCGAGGCCGATAACCTCGCAGGAACTTCGACCTACAAGCCGCTCATCCAGCACAGCTTCCAGGTTGCATACGGTGTCAATGACCGGCGCGCGTCGATGCGCCACACGCTCTTCGATGCGCCGAACTTCCCTGGGAAGCGACCGCACTTCAAGGTTGACCATGACGGCAGTCCGCTTGGATCGCTGGTCTACCTTCAGCTGACTGAACGAAGCTTCATCCCAACAGGCGGGCTCTTCCCGCAACTGACGTCAGAAGAAACGCCACGGTTTGAGGTGCAGGCAGGCGGCAACCTCACCATAACTGGCACCGATGCTCTCGGTGGTGCCGAAGACGTTTTCATCTACACGACTGGCATTCACGGCTTTGGGCTGACGCAATGGCAGGATACCAATAAGAAGACCCTCAGAGTCAACACGAATGGCATCTGGAAGAGAGTAGGCCATTCGCTGTCAGTCTTCTCACAGGGCGGCAGCGTATCGCTGAGCCTGATGGATTCAAATGAAGACGTCATCAGCACGGTTGTCTTCAGCCCAGGCACAGGAATCGCATGGCCGCCTGATGAAGCTATCACGGCTGTCATCCACGACTTTCCGCCTCGAGTCGCGGGCAGTAGCGATGATGCGAGAAACTGGAACCCAATCATCCACACCAGTGATGATGATTGGTCGAAGCTCGGCGTTGATATTGACGGCACTGGCGGCATCTTCGCTGGCGCTGACTATTCGATCACGAAGAAGCTCCTCTTCGGTGACTGGACTGCCACAGCCCCTCACACAACGAACGCGGCGATTGAGGAAGGCATCAGCGCGCTGGCGAATGCGCACAACAACCTCGTCGACAAGATGCGTGATCAATCGATCACCATCGCTCGACTCGCTGGTCGAATCTGGGGCGCTGAAGACACCGCTGCCACGACGCCCAAGTTCAACCGTCAGATCAACTTCAAGCTCGACAACCCGACTGGCGGTCTGTCAGCCTGGAAGTTCATCACTGATGATACCCAGCTCTTCCTCGGTCGGAAGATTTCTCCAGGCGTAACACAGGAGCATGGGCTCACGATCGACAAGGTCAGTGGCACGATCAAGATCGCCACTGCTGGAGATTCGGAGCCTAGGATTGTCGTCACGCATACGGCCAGCACGCTCTGGAAGGCCGAGTTTGTCGAGGGGACGCTTCACAAGTATGGCCTGGGAGTCGGAAGCGTAACTGTTCCGTCAGGGTATAACGAGGGCGGCGCACAGCGACCGATCCCGTTCGAGTTTGAGCTGCTTCCGAAGAACGGCGATGTTCGAATCGACCTCTTCTGGAAGGATGTCGACGGCACGACGATTGCCAACGACTACGCGCTCATTCCTTCGATTGAGGGTCCGACTGGCCCGACTGGTCCTGCTGGGCCGACTGGACCGTCAGGGCCGACTGGTCCGACTGGTCCTACTGGGCCGACTGGTCCTACCGGCCCGACTGGAGCCACGGGTCCGACTGGGCCTGCTGGTGCTGATGCTGACCAAGGTCCTCCTGGAACTGGTGGCGGTCGTCGTGGGCCGACTGGCAAGCGAGGTCCTACCGGCAAGACTGGCAAGCCGGGCAAGCAGGGCAAGCCAGGGTTCGCAAGAAAGGGCGCGACCGGGCCGACTGGGCCTACGGGTCCAACTGGAGCCACGGGGCCCACGGGCCCGACTGGGCCGACTGGGCCTGATGGTGCGATTGGTCCGACTGGGCCTACGGGGCCCGTCGGAGCGACTGGTCCGATCGGACCGACCGGGGCTGCTGGGCCTACGGGTCCGACTGGCCCGAGCGGCCCGAGCGGTCCCGCTGGCCCGACCGGGCCGACTGGCCCTCAGGGCCCCGGCGGCATCAACGGTGCCACGGGTCAAGATCTCAGGAAGGGCAAGAACTCCAACCGTGGTCCGAAGGGCGACAGAGGTCCGACCGGCCCTCCTGGAAAGAAGCCTGGTCCGAAGGGCGATAGAGGACTCAGAGGTCTCACGGGCCCGACTGGTCCGACTGGAGCCACAGGTCCGACGGGACCGACTGGTCCTGATGGTCTCACGGGTCCGACTGGCCCGACTGGTCCGCAAGGCGTCATCGGTCTCAGAGGATTCGATGGACCTACCGGACCCACTGGGCCGACTGGCCCGACTGGTCCGACTGGTCCGACTGGTCCGATCGGGCCACAAGGCGTTCCTGGAGCTGATGGAAGCTCAAACGGCCAGTCCTATGGAGGTCGTGGTCGTCCCGGCAAGCAAGGTCCCAGAGGCAAGGATGGAAGGGGCGGCGCTGATGGCAAGGACGGCAAGGACGGCAAGCGAGGCAAGGATGGCCCGACTGGTCCGACTGGCCCTACCGGATCGGCTGGCGCAACGGGGCCGACCGGGCCGACTGGAGCGGCTGGCGCGACTGGTGCGAACGGCCCGACTGGTCCGACTGGCCCTGCGGGCCCTGCGGGTCCTGCTGGACCTGCTGGGCCGTCTGGGGCTGCTGGGCCGTCTGGGCCTGCTGGGCCTGCTGGGCCGTCTGGGGCTAATGGTGCTGATGGTCCGACTGGACCAGCCGGTCAAACTGGTCCGGCAGGTTCTGATGGATCGGATGGCCCGACTGGCCCGACTGGGCCTGCTGGGCCTCCGGGGAGGTCGGCTGTAACCTTGTCAGGAACGCCGTGCTGCGTTCAGACACAGCCTAGCGATCCTCTGAGTTCGATCTTCGGTTCGAGCAGCAAGTATATCCTCAGGGATTCAGAGGGGCACGAAGAAACGCTGTTCCTCACCGACTTCATCGGTAGCTACGACATGACTGAGAGTAACGGCGTCGCAGCTACGCCGAACTCAGGAAGAAAGTTTGACTCCATCACGAATGAGAATGTTCTGCAGGCAGAGGGTGTCAGCCCCTACATGGTCGACGTCCGAAGCGACGAGGCTCGAGGCGTGCTGTCGCAGAGCCCGAGTGACCCGGCGCTCCTCGGCAAGTATGGGACGGCGGTCGTTGATCCTGACACCGGCTTGCTTGATGACGGCACAACCACCATCAGCACGGCGGTCATTTCTCAAGATAATGCACAAGTTGAGATCATCACCGCCAAGGAGCCGGTCAGACTCGACATTGACTTCAATCTTGCAGTCATCAAGAACGACATTACCAGAACGCTTCCGAGAATCGCGATTAGTGCTGTTGAGTGGTCCTGGAGGTTCGGTGCCGGTGGTGGCGTTCCTAACGCTGCAATCAACGCGACGACTAAGCAAGCTAACTTCCCTGAGATCAACCCAAGGAACTTCAGCCACAATAACGATGTCTTCATTCGCAATACCCTGCGAATGGGCGCACGCGCCCCAGACCTTCTGATCGATGCAGCCGGTCGGTATGTGATCAGTGCTGGCCTCTACGTCAAGCCAACCGCGATCGACAGCAACGGCAACATTCAGATCAACACCGACAGTGACGCCCGTGTCGCCTACAACGGGATCCACGGCATCATCTTTGGTATGATGAAAGACCTGCTGGGCCTGGAGATCCGTCCAGATGAGATCATCAGCCGTAGAGCGTTCGGTGTAAAGGGCACGGTGACAGGCGTCACTGGAGCCGGTGGTGGCACTACCGAGTATGACGTAATCGTCAACAACTTCGGTATCCACGGCGCGCAGTATGGCAACGATGGCGAGTTCACTGACTCATACTTCTACGATAAGAACATCACCCCTGGCAGTATCGTCTGGGGCGGCGATGTCGGTAAGGCGCGCACACAGCTCAACAGATTCGATGGCCTCGTAGCAACCGGCAACTCAGGCCTCTGGATCGGTGGACTGAACTATGCAGTCGAAGGCGACAGCGTCGAAGAGGCGGTCACCAAGCTCGACACTCAACTCTTCAAGGCTAGCGGATACTACGCGGCTGAGTTCACGCCCACAGTAACATCGCCAGGGTCAGAGAAGACTGAGGTCATCACTCATAATCTGGGTTCACGACCCGTGGTCTTCGTCTACGACAAGGTGACACTCGAAGAAATCGTTGTCGCTATCACCCACACGAGCACAGATGCCTTCACGGTAGTCTACTCAGGTGAAACCGGAAACAAGTGGGTTGTCGTCGCAACCACGAATAATCAAGCATAATGGCCAGGAAAGTTCTCATTGACTTTGATCTGAACCAGACGTCGAAGATTCTCGGTGCAGCTCAGATTCACGCTCACCCTGCGTATGATGACAATGCTCTCATCATCCAGGGGTTCAATGGTGGCTCGAGTGCAATCGCGAGATTCCTCGACGGCCCAGGATCAGTGAAGTCTGACTTCAACTCTGACGGAACCTGGACACATTACTCAGATCACTACATGCAGATGAATGCCGTGTCGCTGAACAGCCACGGCGTCAAGCTTCTGAGTGGCCACTACGTCAATCCGCTTCTGCGTGATGCGATTCTCAGCGGATCATTCAACGGTCGTAACACTGTTGAAATCGCAGGAATCATCAACGGAACAACCGCGCAATCAGCAGCAACAGTCAGTCAGCTGAATAATGCAGTGAGTGGCGTCACGCTCCCTGGAGGCGGAGTCACGAACGATCAGATGAATACCGCAATCAGCGGTATCTACCTTCTCAGCGGAATCATTCTCCACGGCAGGCTGGGAGGGCTCAGTGGAGATGATCACGGTCTTTACGCACGTCTTGATGGTGCGCGCGCATTCACATCTCCTCAAGCCGGTGTCGCTCCTGTTGGTATCAGTGACTTCTGCACGAAGAACTACACTGACACGCAGGACTTGGTTGTCTTCAACTACTTCGCAGCCGCCGCTCAGCCGACTGATGCAACGCTGACTGCGCTTGCTGGGTTGACAACTGCCGCGTCACAACTGACGAAGTGGACTGGCGTTGATGCAGCAACCCAGATCTCACTCGGCGCATTCGGAGAGACTCTGATTGGAGCGGCCGACTCAGCTGCCGCAAGGTCATCGCTCGCTCTCTCAGGATTCTATCAGCCTCTTGACGCAACGCTAACTGCGCTCGCAGGCGTGTCAACTGCCACGAATCAGCTTCCATACTTCACCGGAACCGATGCAGCTTCGGTAACTCCTCTCAGTGCATCTGGCAGAGCTGTCATCTCTGGCGCAACGATAGAGGAGATCAGAAATACTCTCGACGTCCGCCACATCAAGAGGAAGGTTGCTGACGAATCAACGGCACTGAACAGTGGCTTCTTGAATGATAATGAGCTGTTCGTCGCAGTTGCTGCGAACACCAACTACTCGATCAGAGGAAGAGTGTTCTTCGACTCGGCAGCAACCCCTGACTTCAAGTGGAAGATCGATGGCCCGGCCTCACCAACTAGAGTTCGAGTCTTCCGTCAGTATATTCTGAACGGCGCGACTGGTTGGACTGGCGTGACGATCGATACGAACTATACTGCCGCGATTGCGACAACAGGAACTGGAACGGCTGGCCTCGTAGATTTCGAGGTGATGCTCAACAACGGAGCTAACTCAGGTTTCGTCATCTTCCAGTGGGCACAGAATACCTCGAGCGTCTCGTCGACGACAGTTCACAAGGGCAGCTATCTTGAATGGGAAGTGAGAGAGTAGTTTTTCTCTGTGAATCGCGAACGCCAATCGTAGCCTACGTCTAAGTAGGCAGCACTATGGACATCCGCACAAAGATCATTCGGAACATCACCGACCAGCTTCTTATCGCCATGCAGGCTGATGAGTTGCGCACCAAGCTCGAAGAGAAAGGACGCGACATGACTGCCACCATCGGCAGGATGAGCATCCTGTCGGAGATGTTCGAAGAGGAGACTGGCAAGAATCTTCAGGCCGCGCTCAACACCGATCCTCAATGGAAGGGTGTGATTGATGACGCGCAGAAGAAGGCGCAAGCACTCTTCGCTGCATCGAGTCGACCGAGTGTCGCCGCTGCGCTTGATCAGGTCAATGCTGTGGCTACGAAGCCGCCAGTGCTGACCGCGAAGCCTACCAAGGTCGCTGAGCCGCATGCCAAGGCACCGCCGGTGATTGAACTTGGTGAAGACATCGAGTTCCAGTCAGAGGAGGACGCACTTGTTTCTGCGCAAGAGTCGGCGCAAGTAAACAAGGCAAGCAATAAGGCACAACTCAATGATCGGAACAATCCGATCAAGATTGTGATTGATGACAACCCACATGAGCCGCCTCCAGGAACGAGGCGGACCGAGATTGGCGATGACGATGATGGCGGATGACAAGAACGTAGTAGTTGGAGTCATCGATCGCGTGCTGAGGCTCAAGAGGGATACTCTTGGGCCTCAACTGCTTTCTGACCTCCGTAATCGTTTGACGCGCAACAACCCCGCGTTCATGATGATGCAGCGGATGAGGGAAAAGAACCCTGCGAAATACCGCTACGTCAGCATGCCGCCCGCGACCATCACCAGTATCGCCGAGGATGCAGATACGGTGATGATCCCAAGAGGGTTCAAAAACGAGTTCCTTGAGTTGGCCGAGAGGCACAACCATACGGTGAAGTTCTTTGATGAAACAATCGCATTCGACCGTGACCCAGCCATTGCTCTGAGCGGTGAACTCGAGCTGAAGCGATACCAGAGGCGCGGCCTGAGCACAATGGTGATGAAGAGCTGCGGCATCTTGATCGCACCATGCGGCGGCGGCAAGACTGTGACCGGCATTGCAATCATCACCACACTGAAGCAGCCGACCTTGGTCCTCGTTCACACGAATGACCTATTGACACAGTGGTGCGAGGAACTGCGGATCAAGGCCTCATTGCCCTCCGTGCCCGGCCAGTGGGCCGGTGGTGCTAGACAGCGAGAGACGGTAACTGTCGCCACGATACAAACACTGATCCGGATGCCCGTGCCCAAACTGGTAGAGTTCCTCGACCACTTCGGATGCGTTATCCTTGACGAAGCTCACCACTGCCCAGCCGACACTTTCATGTCGGTGATGAACCTTTGCGCGGCGCGATATCGGTTCGGACTGACCGCAACGCCGAAGAGGAAGGATGGGCTCGAGTTCCTGATGTTCGACACCATCGGACCCATCGTCGCTGAAATCACTGACAGTGATCTCGCTGGTGAAGGTAGGTCGCAGTCATGCATTGTGCATGAAGTGTTCACAACTTTCTACACGCGGCACACAGCTGACCAATGGACGTATCTTCTGTCTGAGCTGATTGCTGACAAGGACCGAAACAATCTGATTGTCAAGAACGTTCTGTCAGACTGGAAGGGAGGTCAGTTCCCGCTCGTGATCACAGATAGAGTCTCACACTGCTACGCGCTGCGGGACATGCTGGCTGCGAATGGGATGAGCGCATCCGTGCTCGCTGGAGATGTTGATAAGCTCGCACGCAAGAGGATCGTCGACGACGCTCGACTTGGTCGTATTGACGCAATCATCGCAACCAAGGTAGCAGACGAGGGTCTCGATATCCCGAATCTCTCATCCATCCACATGGTGTCTCCGACATCGAATGAGGCGCGCGTTCAACAGCGCATTGGTCGGATCAGGCGACCCGTGGAAGGTAAGGTAAGCAGAGTTTATGATTACGTTGATTCCCGAGTTTCCTGCTGCTCTAGGATGGCACAGGACAGAAGGCGTCTCTACAAGCGGTGGAACTTCACGTTTGAACAACCGCCACGACGTGAAATCTAGGACCGCAAAAAAAAAGTTGGGGAACCTTGTATTCATCGTCGCTCCTTCTCATATATCATAACACTATTAGAATAACCCTGAACCGAACCTGAGTGGTTTGTTCAGGGTTTTTTGTTTTCAACTGGTGTTAGCCAAGCAACTAGCTTTTGAAGCTATCAGCTAGAGGCTACCAACAGTCAGAATCAAAGATTCTTCCTTCTACCGCGTTCCGCGTTCCGCGGTCCGCGGTCATTACAGACAGAGCTTCTCCAGTTCTCGCTTCACTAGGCGAGGGCTGCTTGACCGCTTGATTGGTGTATGCGACCCGTAGGTGGCTGTATGCGAACCTACAAGGTCAAGGATCTCTACATCGAGGCAGAAAGCCTTGAGCTAGCTGAGCGAATCGCAGCTGAGATCGAGAAGAGTGCATCAGAAAGAATGCTGATCACTCGCTATGGGGATGGAACCTTCAAGCTGACTGAGCTGCCTGAAGGAACGACGATGCAAGTCTGGGCAAAGTCCAAGAGTTCGATCAGTTACGCTGGCATGTCATCTAGCGGCACTGGATGTAAGATCATCCAATCGGCGTTGGAGAACTGTGGTGTGACTCTGAGCCAACGTGAGAAACTCAGAAGGGCAGTCAACAGTAGCAGAGCTGTCGTTAAGGGCGAAGCCCAGAAAGCTGATGTCGATCGACTTGAGTCGACGATACCAAAGGTCGCTAGGCTGCTCTACGATCAAGTCATGGACCGCATCGATACCTCAAATCTATCGCACAAGCTGGAGATCATCAATCTTCTCGATGAGGTAGAAGTCAAGGAAATCAAGGAACAACATTGGATTCCGCTCCTGACTTGGTTTCGCGATAAGGTCATCAAAGATGAGGAATCGCTTCCAACTGAAAAGCGGCAGACTTTCTATATGCTGCGCAAGTCGTTCGCTACAGCCGCCGCTCGTATTGTGAAGCAGAACATCAGGAACGCAAACACAATGAAACTTGTGGCGACTGATCGTAATCATGACTCTGACTTCTGGGCCAAGTATGCAAAGAAACTGGAAGGAAGCTGATGAGCTTGCTAGAGCGAAACACCCTGGGTTCGATGATCAACAGCTTGCACTCGCCACTGCGTTCTATGAACGATGCTATGACTGGGCCTGCCGAAACTGTGGCAACACTGGCGTAGTTCTGAAGCTCAAAGATGGATCACTCAGAACCTCTGAGTGTATGTGCAGAACGATTCGTGCAAGGAGTCTTAATCGCGAGAAGCTGATTAAAGACTCGGGCGTTCCTTTTAGATACCAATCCGCGAAAGTCGTTGACTGGAAGAATCCAGGGCGCACGCCAAGCGAGGTTGTAGCGAATAATGATAGCGTCCGCGTTGTTCAGGAATACTGCAACAAGATCAAGACCATGGTGAAGAAAGGATATGGGATCTATCTCACCGGTCCCAACGGAGTCGGCAAGACCTTTCTGGCTTGTGCCGTCGCTATCACAGCGGCGAGTTCAGGGGTTGACGTCAAGTATTACAGGATGTCGTCGATCATCAGCACGCAGATGAATGGCTGGTTCGAAGAGGAGGCGAAGCTTGCAGCTCACGGAATTCGTAGCGCGAGCATTCTCATCATCGATGACCTCGACAAGGTCTACAAGACGAAGACTGGTGTCGAAACTGTCATCTTTGACAACCTGTTGCGTGAACGTCTTCAGGAGAACCGCCCATGTATCTTCACCAGCAACCGAACGATCGACGATGCAGCTGATGACTTTGGGCCCCACATTCACAGCATGCTGAAGGAACACTGCGCCGAGGTTGTGATCCTTGGTTCTGATTACCGGGCCAACTTCTCTACCGAAGTCAGGAGGAAGATCATCAATGGCGATTGACGGCATCGCCCTTGAACAGACTGTCCTTGGCCATGCTCTGAACGACAGTGCATGCTACCAGCTCTTCATCAGTGACGTTCAGTGGAAGGACTTTGGCGCACAGAATCATCAGGTAATCGCATTCTGCCTTCAGCGGATGGGCGCGATTGGCATCCAGCGTCCTGATGAAGATACGTTCCAACTCGTCGTCGATCTCTTCCCAGGCGAGGAGAAAGACTACGGCGGCGCTGAGTATCTGAGAGAGTTGCGCGCCGCCTTTGCTGAGCCAACCCAGAACTACCAGTCATTCGTAGAGCGGCTCAAGCTACAGGCTGCGAAGATCAGAATCAGTGAGTCACACGTCAAGGACTTGCTGCGCATCTGCAACGATCCGAAGACTGGTGCGACCGATCTTCGCAATGTCCTGAACGGCTTGCACGAAGATGTCGAGCGTGCGAACTCGAGTAGCTTCCAGTTCAAGGATTCGACTGAGCTTGGCACTGAGTATCTTACCTACATTGAGTCAAGGAAGAGCTTCCAGTTCTACACGACTGGGTTCGCCGAGCTTGATGGATTGCTAGCTGAGGGGTTCGCACCAAAGCAGATCACCGTCATGGCTGGCTTCACCGGCATGGCGAAGTCAACTGTGGCCATCAACATGGCGCACAGGATCGCAGTCAAGGGGATTGGCACAGCCGTGTTCAGCATGGAGTCAACCGACATGTCCATGATGGACAAGCTGGTGTCCACGCTGACGCAGATTCCTCTGAGGCGGCTGAAGAAGGAAGTAGCAGAGCTGACTGATCAAGAGAAGGGAAACATCCAGTCGGCCATCAATCAGATTGCCAAGGTTCCGATCCTCATCAACGACCAAGCGAGCATGAGTGTCGACGGCATGCTCTACCAACTTCAGTCAGCTCGTAGGCGAGGTTACGATCCGAAAGTGGTGTTCATCGATCTGTTCGGCAAGATCGAAGATGTCGACACCGGCGACAATCTCGCCTCGAGGATCCAGAAGGAAATGAAGCGAATGCGCGTGCTCGCGAAGACGCTCGACATTCACTTCGTTTGTGTAGTGCAGATCGGCAGGCAAGGCTTCGGGCGACAGCGCGGCGGTAGAATCAAGAGGCCAACGCTGATTGATATCAAGAACGCGAACGCCTACGCCGAGGAAGCGAACCTAGTTCTCCTCCTTCACCGAAACAAATACTACCTGCCTGACCTCCCAGATGATATCCTGGAGATCGACGTAGCCAAGCAGCGCGATGGTGAATCGAACACACGCGCCTTCTTCGAGATCTTCCCTGATAGATCGACTATCATGGACACAGACAAGAGGCCGCACGACTTCCTTCAGCAAGAGGATGGTCAGAATGGCGATTGATGTCGGCGTGCTTCTCCAAAAGGCTGATTGCGGTGAGGTTATCACCAAGCTGGGAATCAGGTTTGAGAAGAAGAAGTCGAAGCGAGGGCATGAGCTATACTTCGCTTGCCCGACGAACAACCATACTGATGATGCGTTGAAGCTGCGGTGTAGCGTAGCTGAGGCAGGTCGCTACAAGGGTCACTTCTACTGCTGGGCATGTGGCTTTCATGGCAACTTGATTCATCTGATCAAGTTCATGACTGGCTGCGGCTTCATGGATGCGGTTCGGTTCCTTGAATCTGATTATGGTTCAGGAACACTGGTCGGCACAGATGCTTTGAAGTTCAGGCTGAAGATGCAGAAGCCTGAGCGACCTGTCAAGTCTGAGCGTGAGTTCAGTTTGCCTGATGACTACACTCCGATCCTTGAATCAGATATGGTCGAGGCGAAGAATGCGATTACGTGGCTGACGACAGAAAGACACATCAGCCATGATGCGATGGCACGCTTTCAGATAGGCGTGTGCGTTCATGCACAGATCGGATTCTGCGTAGTGTTGCCAGTCATCTTTGAAGGGAAGATCAGGAGTGTGTTCTACGCTCAGCCATTCAAGGGAGGGCTGAAGAGGTATCCACCAGACTCCCCACAAGGAGAGATTCTCTACAACCACGACAACTGCGTGATCAGTAAGTCATGCATCGTGGTTGAGTCAATCCTCGATGTCGTGAAGATCTGGTCCGTGACTGAGCTTGATACTGCTGCATGCTTCACAAACATGATCAGCGCCAACCAACTCAAGCTCCTGAATAGATTTGAATTCCATGGAGTCATGCCAGATCTCGACGGTCACCGTGGCTGGGACCTCGTTGAGCGAATGGTTCCGACCACTGGCAAAGGGCTCATGCTCTACTTCGTTCCGCTAGGGAAAGACCCTGGCGACTGCACGCCGGACGAGATCGTCCACACTCTTGAGAACGGGGTGAAGTATTCCGATTACGAGTTCGCTCAGATGCACACTGGAACTGCGCCACGGAATAATGTGGTGACGCGGGTGTTGAAGAGGTAGTTTTTATTTGCTTTGTGCCGCGCCTTGTGTATTGTTTGGCGCAACGCCGTAGGTCCCAGGCGTGAGAGAAAACCATGCTGAGTCAGATTCGGTCAGGAATCAATCGTGAAACGTTCTCAGATCTCGCCCGTGACGTCAGCCCTATGCTTCGAAGCTGTATCGCTCCATTCGCGAGAGACGGCATGCTACGAAGATTTCAGGGTGCAGACGATCTCTTCAACATTGCGCTCATCAAGCTAGATGAGGCAGCGAAGAACTTCGTGTATGATGAGTCTCTTGATGAGACTCACAACGAACGAAGGTTCCTAGCGATGGTGAAGACATACGTCCGCAACGCGATGATCGACGAGCAATACGGAGCGAACGTCGGAAAGCGAAAACCAAGGGGAGCGATCGCATCGATCAGCACATCGGTGTCGCCAGAAGGGGAAGATGATTTTGGGTATGACCCAGAAGACAAGTCGCCTGATGCTCATCAGGTGGCGGAAGCGAATGAGATTCTCACTATGATTTCGCAGAGCCTCCGGGAAGAAGAGCGAACTATACTGTCGCTCATCTGTGACGGCTATCCTGCAGAGAGGATTGCAGGCAAGCTCGGCTTGAACATCAGCCGTGTTCGGTATGTGATCTACGAGAAGATCCAACCAAAGGCCAAACGCTATGCAGAGTGCTGATGTGATGCACAAGAGTATCGACGCGATGGGCGGAGAGATCCTCTCGGTCTGCGCGAATGCATCTGAGGTCCACCCTGAAGCGAAGTATTGGCTTCCACTTGCGAACGCCGCTCGATTTGATGCGTTCGTCAAGATGAATAAGATTCAGCTGATTACGACGCCAGAACAGTTTGCAAAGCTACTTGCGGGGCGTATAGTAGTAAAGATCTAACCTTAAACAGTAACCACAGAGAAACGACTATGTCAGACGAAACGATTGAGGTGCGCACGCGCATCCGACGGACCAGAATTCTTCGCATGGGCCAGAACCGATCACAGACTGACGGCTCGCTGGTAGCTGCGATTCGAATCAGCGGTATCTACCTTCACGATCTTGGCTTCGACCCGAAGGGGTTCTTCAAGATGACCATCCAGGATGATGGCTCACTCCTGATCAGCCCGTCCAAGAATGGCGTCGTTACTGAGGACGAGGTTACGAATGATGACCAAGCACAAGCCTGATGGCATTCGCTACTCGAAGCTTGACAAGGAGCGTTGGTTCCTCGGAGAGGTCGCCTCGCTGACTCCTCGTGGCGGGTTCAAATCCGACATCGAGATCTCGAAGTGCATCGCTGTTGTCAGGAACAAGTTCTACCTCGCATTCAAGCGACAGGTATCTGGCGAGTTCATCAAGGGCATCGGTGAGAGGCTTGGCCAGACACGGAAGGACTCAGCGAAGACTGTATTGAAGCGTCGATACATGTTCAGGATGATGAATCAGAACATGGCGCTTCGTGAGAATAGAACTCAGATGCGGAAGCTTCTGAATGACTATTTTGCGGAAGAGACGCACACTGCTATCTTCGACGACCTGTGGGATCAATACCACAACATGAAGTCACACCCAAAGCCAATCAAGAACGTCGACGCTTACGGACAAGCAGCGATCTTTGAATCATGAGCGAGAATCAAGAACTTGTCGATAAGATCCTTCTAGGCAGACACTCGATCTTGAAGTATTTCAAGTATGACCATCTTCCCATCCACTTGCAGGAGATCTCTGCTCCGATCAGTGCGATGGCATTCAAGATGGCCGCAACGCTTCCGGCGAATGCTGAGCTGTCAGCTGGCTTGCGCAAGCTGCTTGAAGCGAAGGACTGTTTCGTCAGAGCACAGATTGGATGACATTCGTCCACTTGACATGTCAGAGTGACCGATCAGTCGGGTGGGGTCTGTGCAAGCCATCAGAGCTTGTCAGCCACTACGCCTCGGTCGGCGCTCGCGCAGCCTGCATCACTGATAGCGGCAACATGAGTGCCGCTGTTCAGCTCTACAAGGAGTGCAAGGCTGCGAAGATTCTGCCAGTGTTCGGCATGATCGCGAACGTTGTGCCAGACATGTCAGCGAAGCGGCAGGGCAAAGAATCCCTCACACTCATCGCGATGAACAGGACAGGGTTCTTCAACCTTGTCAAGATCGCGACGATCGGCGCGATGTATTTCTACTACATTCCGCGAGTCAGCTTCGAGGTGATAGCCAAGCACAGTGAAGGAATCATCGCTCTCACCGGTGGGCTCGATGGGATAGTGGCAAAGTCATTCATCCGCGATGGCAAGAACGGGATTGCCAAGTCATCTGAGATGCTCAGAGCTGCGTTCGGAGACAGAGTGTTCCATGAGATTCAGCCGGTGCCAGTCGAGTCACAGAAGCTCTATAATGAGAATCTGATGATTTACGGCGATGGTAACTCGCTGCGAATGATCGCAACGGGCACGCCGCTCTATGTGAAGCGAGAGCATGCTGAGCTTCACGAGATGCTCTACAAGGCCAGGTCATTCAAGAAAGGCGAGTCTATCTATCCGCTGAAGGGAAGCTACCATGTCAAGAGCTATGAAGAGATGCTCGACGATTTCAGCAACCTTCATGGGTTCGGCGTCTATGAGATGGATGACTTCATCAATCCGATGAAGGCCTCAGATGATCTGCTCGAGGATATCGAGTCGTTCGATCTAAGGGATGGAGTCAAGGTTCCGCTCTTCCAGTCAACATGACTTCTCGCCCGGCCCCTCATCCAATTCGGTATCTGCGGCTACCATACTTCTATCTTCCGACGAGGCTGGTGTGCGATCTCTACAAGAAGAGTCTGATGACTCTGAGGTCGATCCACTGCATCAGAAATGAAGAGCCGACTTTCCATTGGTGGATGCCTGAGGTCAAGGCTTACCTCTACCACCCGCTCTTCATGGTCTGGGTCTACAAGAAGGCGTTCAACGAGCTTGTTGAACGCTCATGGAAACCAAAGGTTATCCTGAGTGATGAGATCCTCACGATGAAAAGTAAGTCGATCGAAGGACTTCTTCCACCTAGTGATGCTGATCTGGCAGAGGATGTCGTTTGGTGTCTTGAAACCTGGAGGCAAGGTGCTTCCGTTGGTGGACAGAAACTTCCCAAGAACTACGTTGAGTTAGCTGAGAGATACTATGGTTACACCCCTCAAGAGCAAGCTGTCGAGAGAGTTGAGCAATCCGAAGGGCGTCATCGTGACGCTGACCGAGAGTGGTATTTCTCTCAAGGTCGCAGGCAACCACTCAAAGGTTGAGATCCCATGGGAGATCGTCATCGGATCAGGCGCTATGCTTGAAGGTCAGAACCGTGAGACGATGATTCGTAGCTACGCGGCAGTCATGCATGCGCTCGGTCACCAGCGATACCTGAAGCGAGTTGCCGATCGACTTGCTGGAAAGCAAGCGGAGGAGAAGGCACCTGAAGGAGACGCTCCGCAGTGATCATCTCACGACAGAAGCTCGTCGATGCGATGGGCATCCTCGGAACGGCTGTCGGCAACAAGGTCATGCAGGTTGCCGACTACCTTCACTTTCGTCACGACAAGAAGAACGATTGCATCTTCCTGAGCACGACGAACTTCAACACATTCATCACCCTGCGACTTCGTGACCAGTCGCTTGTAGGGTATGATCTTGACGATGTATTCCTGCTGAACTTCAGCCAACTGAACTCGATTCTCCGAGCCAGCACGACCGAAAATGTCGAGCTGAAGGACTCTGGCGGTTCGATCACAGTCAAGACGAACGGTGAGTATAAGCTCGGGAAGTGGGCGAACGTTGGCGACTTCCCGAACAGCAACTTTCAATATGCTGAGGTCGCGAAGTGGGATGTCCCATCAGTCCTCTCATCATGGAAGAAGGTTGCCGTTGCAGTCAGCAAGGATGTGACGAAGCTGGCATACCAAGGCGTGAACTACGATGGCAACTTCGTGGCCACCGACAATCGTCGTCTTGCCGTTGTGCAGGGTGGCGCTGACCTTGAGAAGTCAATGCTGCTTCCACTGGCATTCGGAGATGTGCTGAAGCAGTGCCGCAATACGATCAGTGTTGGCCCGAACGAGGCTGGAACTACTGCCGTGATTGTCTGTGAAGAGATTGGAATGATCGCGTGTGTGCGTTTGCTTGACGCGCAGTTCCAGAAGTATCGTCAGGTTCTTGATACGAAGAAGCCAGGGCTAGTTGTCACGGTTTCGAAGTCTGACCTGATGGGTGCCGCTGGGCGACTGTCGACGTTCACTGATGCGATGTTCAAGGTCGTGCAGTTGAGCGTCCATGTCGGTAAAGGCAAGGCGACACTCGTCCTTGACATCGAGAACCAGGGCGCTGGTGTCGAGTCACTTCCGATCACTTCGATGAGTGACAAGAATCCCACCGACGGGAAGAAGGCTGAGTTCAAGTATCACATCGAGAACTTGGTTGACGGCGCATCGGTTGTCAACAGCCAAGATGAGGTGACGCTCGACTTCCAGCCGAATGGCTTCCTGTGGATTGAGGAAGGAACCTTCCGGTATCTTCTGACTCCTATCAAGGAGAAGTGAAGTGGACGGACTCTTTGAGGACGATAATGCGGTTCGAGGTAAGCGAACTGTCGCTGAGCGTATCCGTGACAAGACGAAGAAAGAGCCGAAGAAGATCGTCCTCAGAGTGAAGCAGGCACCCGACAGCATTGATCCTCAGAAGCTCGCTAGCATGGCGTCTGCTCCGGACCCTGGTGTAGAGTTCAATGACGTCAACGTCAAGAAGGTCAAGGCAGATCAGGAGAAGAAGGCTGATGATGGAATCATCGTTCCTCTGATCAACTACGTAGGTGACACTGATGTGCCCTAGAGGAAAGCCTGGGAAGTTGATCATCCCGAAGTATGAGCAGAAGAAGATCGAGAGGCTTCAGGAGGATTCTGATATCCCGATGGTTGGGAGCCTGAGGCTCAATCGGCAGCTGATTGAGGACCGCATGCAGGGTTTGGTCACGCATGCGATCCCGACCTACATCCTTGAGACCCCAGCTTGGAAGTGGTCGATCGTTCTCTTAAAGAGAGGGAATCCGTTCAGCGTCGTGTCGAGAGCGCACAAGGTCTTCAGCTTCATCGAGAAGAAGCCGATGACAACAGCGGAACTTGTGCAAGCTGTAGCTGATGCGAAGATCTACAAAGGGGTCTTTGAGCATCTCCTGATGGTTCATGAAGTCCTTGTGCAGTGCGTCACTGCCGGACTGCTAATCATGGATGACGAAACCGGTATCTTGTCGGTATGCAAGGGCAAGGCGAGGCCGCGCCGAGTATGAATGATCTCGAACTCCTCACTTCAATCACCAAGGGGAAGCTCGAGTCTCTGATAGCGTCGAAGAAGATCTTCGCCAACGCATCAGATTATCATGCCCGTCTTGATCACGAGCTGAAGGTATTCGCAAGTAGCGGGTATTCTTCGATCATTCTCATCATCGCTGATTACATCAAGTGGGCGAGAGAGAATGGAGTCGTGGTTGGCCCAGGGCGCGGCAGTGCAGCAGGCTCACTTGTCGTCTACCTGACGGGCATCACAACGATTGACCCGATCAGGTTTGGGTTGATCTTTGAACGCTTCCTGAATCCAGAGCGCATCAGCCTGCCGGATATCGACACAGACTTCTCAGACAGAGACAAGGTGATCGAGTATCTGCGCAATCGCTACGGGAAGAACCGAGTCGCCAAGGTCTGCGTTCCTTCATTCTACAAGCCGCGCAGTGCGATTGATGAATTCTCACGCGCGCTCGAGCTTGAGCTGAAAGAGAACAAGCGCATCACGAAGCTCATCGGTGATGCTAAGACCTTTGATGAGGCTATCAAGAGCGAGCCAGCACTCGCTGACATCGAGCAAGAGAACGCTGATCTGTTCAGGCTTGCGCGCTCTGTGCAAGGGTTCGTCCGACAAGTGACGACTCACCCTAGCGCCGTGATCCTGTCGCGCGGACCTATCGGCTCGGAGATCCCGATGCAGAAGCCGCCGGGCGCTGACTCAGAAGGATACCTCGCAACTAGCTGGGATGGTGAAGAGCTTGATAGCCTTGGCTATGTGAAGCTCGACATCCTGACTGTTGACAACTTGTCGGTGATCAACAAGTCGATTGAACTCATCAAGCAGCGCCACAAGGTTGACATCGACTTCTACAATCTTGACATCACGGATAGACATGCGCTCGAGGGATTCGAGCTTGGCGAAACTGTCGCTGTCTTCCAGTTCGAAGAGCAGAAGTCAGTTGGTATCCTGAAGCAGTTGAGTGGCATCACCTTCGAGGAGGTGTGCGCGGTCAACGCATTGATCCGCCCAGGCATTGACGTAGGAAAGTTCATCAGGTCGCGCAACAGTGGTGAGGTGAAGTATCTCATCCCTGCACTTGAGCCGATCCTGAAGGAGACGTATGGCGTCATCATCTACCAAGAACAGGTGATGAGGATCTGCGTGGATGTGTGCGGCTTCACGATGGCTGAGGCTGACAAGTTCAGAAAGATCATCGCCAAGACGTCTAACCAAGCGAAGGGCTTCGGCGATGAGGACCATGATAGATTCAAGCGAGGGTATGACGAGAAGGGTCAGCCGCCAGAGAAGTTCGACAGCTTGTGGTCGATGATTCTCGCGTGCCAGTCTTATCTCTTCAACAAGAGTCATGGCTACGCATACGGTTACATCGCGTATGCTGACATGTTCCTGAAGAGGCACTACCCGATTGAATTCATGTGCGCCGCCTTGCAGACTAAGAGCCGCGAACTATTCATCAAGGAGTGCGACAGGCTAGGCATCAGAGTTTTGCCGCCAAGCGTGAACAAGAGCGGCACCGATTACGAGATCGAGGATAAGTCCATCAGGATGGGTCTGTCATGCATCAAGCACGTCGGCGCAAAGGCGAAGACGATCATGCAGCGCCGCCCATTCAACGATGAGTTTGACTTCCTTGAGCGCGCCAAGCCGAACCAGAAGCAGATCGTGTCGCTGTGCTACGCTGGCGCGCTCGACTGCTTCGGCGATAGGCAGGACATCACACGTCGGTTCTGCAAGCAGTCGTTCAACGAAGATGTAACGATAGCTGAGCTTGCCGCTGGCGAGCTGGAGACCTTCGGCTTCTACCTAGTCTTCAATCCGCTTGGTCCGTTTGAAGAACGTCTCCAGAACTGCATCACTCCGATGTCGGCTAGGAAGCCGCGTGACGTTCTGGTCGGTGGGCTGGTCAGCAGGTTACATGAGCACCAGTGCAAGAACGGAAAGATGATGGCGTTCGTGAACATCATCACAATCGATGGTGAGATGGATGTCGTGGTGTGGCCTGATGATTGGTTTGCTGAGAAGAAGCAGATCAAGGTCGGGCGGGTCATTATCGCGAACGGTCGTAAACTGGACAATGGTGGTTATTCGATCAAGCAGAGCGAAGTGCTCAGCGGTGAACAATGAGCGATGAAGATGTGAACGGTTCGACTGCACCATTCGAGCAGTGGGCAGTTGAGAAGTATAAGGAGATTCAGAAGTCGATCAACGCCTGCGACGAGAATGGGAATCTCGATCCCGTTCGGCTCAACTACGTGTTGACGATCTTCAGCCAGAACTTTGCTTGGGCGATTACGATCCAGGAGATCGAGTCGAATAGGCTGAGCAAGCTCACCCAAGAGTATGACAACTGGTCGAAGAAGAAGTTCAACGAGGCGTTCAGGGTGATCAGAGAAGAGGCTGGTGGCGGAGGCAGAGCGCCGTCACAAGCGACTGTCGAGGCTCGAGTCGTTGAGATCAACGAGGATGAGCGCGCAATCCTTGTCCATGAGCTGGAAACACAAAAGAGTCGGGTAGAGCTTTTGCGAGGATTCGTAAAGGTGCTAGACCGGCAGGCGTCTATTCTTCAGACGCTTTCGTCGAACATGCGCAGTGAGTTGTTCTTTGCATCTGAGCCGACACTTGGTGGCGGCAAAGGTTCACAGGATCACGATGCTGCGCTTCGTAACCGTGCCAAACTTGTCTTGAAGAAGGCAATGGCGAAACAACCAACTGAAACAGACGAGCTCGAAGAGCCAAAGGAATCATGAGCGGAATGGACATGGGTCGCTTCAAGGAGCGACATGAAGCAGTGCAGGCAAACAGCGGCGCTGAGTATGCAGACATCCCACGAATCGTTGTCACGAACGGAGCAATCGTCCGAATCGTTGGCGACTTTGCCTCGGTCTGGGAACATTTCATCAACCTCGAGAAAGGGTCGCGACCGTTCTACTGTGAGGGTCCTGAGAGCGATTGTCCACTCTGTGCCGCAGCGAATCAGCTGAGCTACAGCGACGACAAGGATCAGCAGGAGCTTGGCACCAACTCGCGAGCGAAGGAGAAGTTCTACTTCAACGCGCTCGATCGATCACCGACTGGCCGTGCGTGGCACGAATCGAACAAGAAGATGAAGATCCTCTCCCAGAGCGAGAAGAGCATGAGCGTCGGCTCAATGCTGTTCAAGGCGATCGGAGATGTGGTCTCCATGCGCACGCAGCAGGGTCAGCCTGACGATCCGAATGGGTATGACATCCTCTTGCAGAAGTCTGGCACTGGGATGAAGACTCGGTATGGCGCACAGTTCACCGGATCAACGAATCCGCTGACTGAGGATGAGGTCAGCTACGACCGTTGGCCACTCGAGAACCTCGCCAAGGTCAGTCCGCGCGGTGAGCGTGAGACTGCCGCAGCGTTCCTTCTCGGTCGCACCGCACCGGCACAAGGTCAGCAAGCGCAGTCGCAAGCGAAGCCGAACGCCTACGCGGCACGCGGTCCAGTTGCGCCGCCGCAGCAAGCCGCCCCGCAGCAAGCCGCCCCGCAGCAAGCCGCAGCTCGCCCACAGACGGGCCCGAGGCCTGCATCAGCGCCAGTGAAGCCAGTGGCTGCGCCTGCTGCCGCCCCGGCACGGCCAGCGGCACCTCAAGCCGCTCCAGCCAAGCTGGTCATTCCCCAGAAGCCGAGCGAGCATCAAGACACGACGCCGCGTGATGGTTACGACGAGTCGAATCACATTCTCGTCCCGTGTTCGAACTGCAACAATGACATGCTCATCGCGATGGAAGACCAACGCGATCTGAAGTGCCATAGCTGCGGAACTATCTACGACCACCCGAACAAGGGGTGATCGAAGATGGATGCGAAGACGAGTGCGAAGACGCTCTATGACTTTGTTCTTCAGGACATCAAGAAGCGACTGGATGACCCGGGAGTCATCTACACGCTGCATGACCGTCCCGCTGACTTCAGCCCGATCCCGAGCGACATCGCCGTTGTGGACGAAATCCTCAACGGCGGGTTGCCCGAAGGAAAGATCATCGAGATCTTCGGTTCTGAGGCTAGCGGCAAGACGACTCTGACTCTTCACTTCATTGCGGCTGCGCAGAGGCGAGGATACATCGTCTATTTCATCGATGCTGAGCAGTCTCTTGACCTCGCATACGCTGAACGTATCGGCGTCGACCCAAAGACACTTCTCTTCAGTCAGCCTGACTACGGTGAGCAAGCCCTGGAGACAGCTCGTGTAATCTGCGAATCTACTGAAGCAGCGAAGAACAAGTTTGGCGGGCAAGTTAGATCACTGATTGTGATCGACAGCGTTCCGGCATTGGTTCCGAAGTCGGCGTTTGACACCTACGAGAAGGATGGTCTTGATGCTACGATCTCTCTCGGCGCTCAGGCGCGAATGTTGAGCCAGTTGCTTCCGCCGATCGTGAATAAGGCTGGCAAGTCTGGTGTCACTGTCGTGTTCATCAACCAAGAACGTGACAAGATCGGAATCACATACGGTTCGCCAACGACAACCCCTGGTGGCCGTGCATTGAAGTTCTTCTCATCGTTGCGACTGAAGGTCCAGCGAATCGGTTACTACGAGTCAGGCGGTGAGCGCACTGGTATTCGCACTCAGGTTCTTCCGATCAAGAGCAAGATGTTTCCGATCTTCGGCCGCAGGGCCGAGTTCGTGATCGGCAACAACGGTGTGAATCAGGAGATCGCTCTCGTTGAATCGTTGATTGCTCGTGGCATCGCTGTCAAGTCCGGAGCTTGGATCAAGATCGAAGGATACAAGTCGTTCCAAGGATTTGGCGGACTTGAGGATGCGGTTAAGACCGACAAGGAGTTCCGTGAGAAGATGGTCGCCGCGCTGAAGGATTCTGGCGGCTTGTCGACTCCGATTGAGCTCAAGAAGAAAGAAGATGTGGCAGAGGCAAAGTCAGTTGATAAGGATCCAGATGAGGTCCCTAGTGAGCCTCTCACCAAGTCAGCTCTCTCGCCAGTCCCGCCGGGACCTAAGAGTGGAGTCAGATCGTGGTCGCCGCCAAAGCCAGGGGGCGACCAGTGAAGATCCTCTTCACAGCCGACTGGCACATCGGCGTCAGTCAATACAGCAAGACTGATCCGAACGGCGCGCAGTCACGACTCGAAGACACTGAAGATGTGTTGCGTGAGATTGTCGATATAGCAGTTGCGGAGGATATCGATTGCCTCATCGTTGGCGGCGACATCTTTCACACGAACAATCCGACCCCGAGGCAGCAGAAGGTCTTCCTTGACTTCTTGATGGATCTGCCGGACCAGTTCCGGACTGTGATCATTGGCGGCAACCATGACTGGAACTCAAAGTCGAGTTCAGGGAATGCCTTGCTGCCATTCGTCAGGATTTGCGAAGCGTTCATAGACAACGCATCGATTCACCTTGATACGAGTGTCATCGAACTCAGGTCGCGCGACCTTGTCAGTTCGCGTGCGCAGTGCATCGTCTATCCCTACCACGGGACGCCGTTTGACTTTGAGAGCTACAAGCGACCCGACTACCCTGTGATTCTCGTCTGCCACAGTCACCTTGAAGGTGCAGTGGTTGGCGCTGAGCCATTCGAGATCGCAAGTGATAGCGCAACTCGATTCACGCATCTGCCGGTCGACTATGTGCTGGCTGGTCACTTCCACAAGCCGCAGGTCCTGTCAGAGAAGCCGATGGCATTCTACCCTGGAAGTATCCAGTGCGTCGACTTCAATGAGCGCGTGGACGAGAAGGGTGTAACAATCATCGACACAGTCACAGGTGTGCGCACTCGAGTTCCTCTGAAGAAGGCGAGGAAGTTCAAGCAGATTGAGCTTCGCAATCGAGTGACCTTGACTGCGGACGACATGAAGGGAGTCAAGGGTGCAGTCGTCAAGGTAATCGTGACGATCCTTGAAGCTGACCTCCAGAAGTTCGATCAAGAGAAGGTGATCAAGACTCTCCAGAGCCTTGGCGCGCACACGATTGTCGGAATCTCGTTCGAAATCATCAGGCCGAAGCTCGTTCGCGACGTTACCATCAGCCTTGATAGTCAGATCACGAGCAACTTCGAGAGGTTTACACAGACACTTGATTGCGGAGATCTCCGTGAACAGGTCGATATCAAAGGAAGAGAGGTAATCAAGCGATGCGAGTGATGGCAATCGATCCGAGCATGACTGCGACTGGCGTCGTGAGGTTCCAGACATTCCTGAATGATGATGCGCTGCTTGGTCTCAAGTATGTCCGCTCAGTGACGTTCCGTCCGAAGTCCACCGGCTTCTACAGGATGGCCGACATCGGAGAGTTCATCGGCGAGGAGATCAATAGCTTCAAGCCTGACATCCTAGTCAGGGAGCTGCATCACATGAGGCAGTTCGGAGCTGCTGCGGCCATCCAATGCATCAACGGATGCATTGACCTCATGGCGCTCAAGGTAGGGAAGGATCTTTTCGAGAGCCGAGGATACTTCGTTCTGTCGCCATCCTCCTGGAAGAAGATCGTTGTCGGCAAGGGCAACCTCAAGAAGGATACAGCCTACCTGATGACTCTCAATCAAGCGTTGAGGAAGTTCAAGAGGGTGATCGACCTCCCTGAAAGCATTGAGGATGACAACATCGCCGATGCTATCTGCATGGGCATCGCTGGATTCGTTGGCCATCTCGCGTTGCGCAATGCGACTGAGTTCGACCATGTGAAGATCGACAAGGCGATGGTGAAGGTGATGGAAAACGCTACTGAGTATGGAAAGGCAGCAAAGGATGTGTGATTCCACACTGCGCGCGGTATAATGCGCGGCATGGTCAACACCTTCCTACCCTACGCCAGTTTCGAGCGTTCAGCTCAGGCGCTCGAT